TGCTAATGCCTCAGCAAGAATAGGTCAAGTTTACAATAATGTAGCAACAACAGCAGTTCCTATTAGATTTACAAAATCAGTAGAAAATGCTGCAGATGAAATATTAAAACGACAAGCTGCTGCAAAACGCATGAACTTAAAAGAAGCTGAAAATCCACAATTAACATCTACTGCTAATGCTTGGAAATTAAAAGCACAACGTGGAGAAGCATTTACTGGTGCGGACTATAATTTAACTCGTGAAAATTTATCTAATTTAGCATGGGCAGCAGAAGGCTCTGAAAGAAAAGCATATCGTGATTTATTAAATGCTTTAGATGATGCAGCAGAACAATCATTGGTAGCTTCTGGTGAAGGTAGTTTAGCTAATCAATTAAAAGTTGCAAGACAACAATATGCAAATCTTAAAACGCTAGAAAAAGGTAATGTTGTTCAAAATGGCGATGTTGATATTAAACTATTAAGAAACGCTATTAAACAAGGTAAAGAATCTGCTTATAAAGAAGGTAAATTAGTAGGCGATTTACCTAAACTTGCTAAATATAGTGAAGCAACTGCTCCTATCAGAGAAGGTTCACAAACTGCAGGTCGTTCATTCTATCAACAATTATTGTCTAATCCTGTTACTGAAATACCATTATCAGGCGTAAATGCTTTATTTGCTGGTGCATTATCATCTCCAGTTTCAAGTTATGTTCCAAGAAAATTAGCTGGAACTGCTGCTGGTAAAGTTGCTGGAGAAGTAGTTGAACGTGGCGCAAAACTTCCTGCATTGCAAGGTGAGCAAGGATTTTTAATTAGACGATTATTCCAACCACCACAAGGTTTATTAAACGAGAATCAATAATGGAACTCACCACTATAAAGTCAAAACTAACCGAGTTCGATGAACAAGTTAAACTTATTCGTGGTGCTATTGATGGTAGACGTATGATGGCTATATTGATTGATGATGAGGGTAGGGTAGAAGTAGTGCCACCTGGCAACTATCCCATCATTAATCTATTTGGTGCTTTAGAACTAGCAAAATTAGCCTTATTTGAGGATTAGCATGGAACAAGACTTATTTAATTACATTGTTGGTACGCTCCTAGCTATCCTTGGATGGTTTGGAAAAACGCTATGGGATGCCGTACAGTCACTAAAAGAAGATTTAAAAGATATTGAAGTAGATTTACCATCTACATACGTTAAGAAAACAGAACTTGATAATCGTTTGCAAAAGATAGAAACGATGCTAGATAAAATATTTGATAGATTAGACAGTAAGGTTGACAAGCACGATTAAACTGTGTTAGCTTAAGTCTTTCAACAAAAAAGAGTTAAGAATGAAAATCTTACTGCTTGATATTGAAACAGCTCCTAACATTGCTCATGTATGGGGTCTTTGGCAACAGAACGTATCTATTAACCAAATTGTAGCTTCAGGATATATTATGTGCTGGGCTGCAAAGTGGTATGGAGATGAGCAACTTCATTTTGATAGTGTACATCATTCTAAGCCTAAAAAGATGCTGACACGCATCTACGATATGCTAGAGGATGCTGATGCTGTTATTCACTATAACGGCACAAAGTTTGACATCCCTACGTTAAACAAAGAGTTCTTATTATATGGCATGACTCCACCAGCTCCATATAAGCAAATTGATTTACTCCGTACTGCACGTTCTCAATTCCGCTTCCCTTCAAACAAACTAGACTATATTGCACAGGCTTTAGGGCTTGGCAAAAAGGTTAAACATACAGGACATGACCTTTGGGTTCAATGTATGGCTGGTAACTCTGAATCATGGGAAATGATGGAAGAATACAATCGTCAAGACGTAATATTGCTTGAGAAGGTTTACGAGAAGTTAAAACCTTGGATTAAGAATCATCCTAATCATGGCGTGTATGAAGATGGTGTATGCTGTACTAACTGTGCTTCTACAAAGTATCAACGTAGAGGTTGGGCTTATACTAATGCTAACAAGTATCAACGATACCAATGTAATGAATGTGGTAGTTGGTTTAGAGGTTCTCGTAACAATTTGTTTGACGAGCCTAAAAAGTTTTCAGCAGTAAATTAATATAAGGGGCTTATGCCTCTTTTTTTATAGGCAAAATATGATAAGAATTAAAGTATGTGAATGTTGTGGCTCACCATACGAGATAGATGATGCAGAGCATGATTTAAATGTTTGTGGAGAGTGCAACCCTGCTGATGAAGATATGATTGGCATAGTTGATTTTGAGGATTTTGATGATAAACAGTAGAAAATTAGAGGACTTGCATCCAAAAGTAAAGCTCTTATGTGAGCAGTTTATTTCTGAATGTAAGTTGCATAATATAGATGTCATCATTACCTCAACCTATCGTGATACAGAATCACAAAACGCTTTATATGCTCAAGGTCGTACATTATCAGGCAACAAAGTAACTAACGCTAAAGGCGGTCAATCTTTTCATAATTGGAAAGTAGCTTTTGACTTTTGCCCTATCGTCAATGGTAAAGCAATGTGGTCTGATACAGCATTATTTACTAAGTGCGGTGAGATAGCTGAAAGTGTTGGGCTAGAGTGGGCTGGTCGCTGGACTAGGTTTAAAGAGTTAGCACATTGTCAATATACTAATGGTTTAACGCTTGCTGATTTTCAATCTGGCAAATCTATCTAAGGAGTTTTTATGTTTAGTGGTTTAGCATCTTTAATTTTTCCTGCATTAATGCCAGCTTTGACAGATGGCTTGCGTGGTATCTTTGCTAAAGTAACAGGTGGTGCTGGTGGCACACCTCAAAACGTCAATGAGCGTATTCAGTTAATGGAAGCTGAAACTAAAAGACTTCAAGCGTTAGCTGATATTGACAAACCAAGTGGCGAACCTAGCCGTTGGGTAACTGATATGCGTTCATCATTCCGTTACATTGCTATTATGATTATATGGCTTGCTACTATTGCAGCAGTATTTTCACCTAGCATTGCACAATCTATTACAGTTATGTTGTTAGATTTGTCCGGTGCTTGCATGAGTTTTGTAATTGGCGAAAGAATGTACTTAACACTCAAAAAATAACGTGTTTATAGCGATTATTTTAATGCAGTTGATGTGATGGTATCAAAACAATATAAAAATGCGTTAGCTGAGCTTGTAGATAGCTTGGCGAGCGTTTTAATGTATTTAATGCTAATCATTAGCTATATTTAATAGTCCTACAGATTCGGAAAAGTCTATTTTCTGATACTATATATCAAAGTGTACAATTCGTATGCTTTGTATTCTAGGAGCTATATTATGTGGACTAAACCAGCAGCTACAGAAATGCGTTTTGGCTTTGAAGTAACTTTATACGTAATGAATCGTTAATATTGTGTTATTGTAGTAAAACTACCAGAGTGATTTAGCGGTCACGTTCGGCTTCAGTAACCGACTGGTAGTTCCCAAACTCTTACTGACCTTAAACTGAAAGGTGTCAAATGAAAACAAAAAGAAAAGAAATAGATTTAGATTTATTAAAAGAATTGTTTATATATAAAGAAGGTAATCTTTATTGGAAAAAGAACAATAAAAAAGCAGGAACTCCTAGAAAAGAAGGATATATAGTAATTGAGCTAAATAAAACTAAATATTATGCTCATAGATTAATATGGTCTTTTTTAAATGGTGAAATTCCTAAAGATAAACATATTGACCATATCAATAGAGATAAAGCAGACAATAGAATAGAAAATTTAAGATTGGCAACAAGCAGAGAAAATGCTTTAAATACCAATAGAAAATTAAATGGCACAGGAGTTTATGGTGTTACTAAAGACAGATGTTATTACAAAGTAAGTTTTACAATTAATAACAAATCTGTTCATGTCGGAAACTTTAAAACTCTTGAGGAAGCAAAAAAGTGTTCAGATATGTACGTAAATAACAAGTAATAAAATAAGCCCCTTAATTGGGGTTTATCTTTTTATATGTTGCCATACATCATCCGCCCATAAGTACACCATGTAAATTGGAATCCAAATGGGGGAAAGTATTAATACTAAAGCAAGTTTCCACTTACGCATCATCTTCACCTTCAGCAATGCGATTTAGTCTATTCTCTAAGTCATAAGCATCCATCGGTGGTGGAGTCCATCCTCCGTTAGTTTTCTTCTTTCCAAATATCTTATCAAAGTTATCTTCACCTTCTTTAGTCAAGTTACGTGAGACTAAAGCATCCCCTGTTACATCATTTCGTGATGCCATAATACAATTCCTTTGCCAACTTAATATAGTGTTCAGCCTTCTCCAAATCCTCAAGACCATTTTTTGCACGATGGCGACATACATACTTAATAATATTGCCTTCAAGAAAATCAATATCATTCTTTACAATAAATTCTACTGGCTGAATAATAAATTGTTTGTAATGCTTACCACCAGTCTGCGTATCTAATGCACTCATCTTTACTCCATTTTCCCATTTTTCATATATAACTTTGTCAGGCATATACCTGCTCCTATTCCTAAAATGAAAGCCTCTTTGTAACACGTAACATACCAATAAATAGTCTCAATCATGCTTTGTCTTTATTCCTCTAGTGCATCCCATAAGTAAAATTATAAGCAACAAACCACAAGCAAATAACAATTGAAATTAAAATTAAATTTAATATAGCAATAGGTTTCATTTAATTACCCACCATATTGCAAATGTAATTGCAGCCGTAAATCCTAATAAAACTACAGTATCAATCATTTGTTCCTTTCCTCTCTAGCATCTCTTTCTGATTCACGCAATATCATCTGATAAAGAAAGTTAATTGCTTGTCCGGTAGCCAAGTCTGATTCCTCACTACGATTAACAATCAATCTACACTTCTTAGCAAGTAGCTCATAATGTTTATCATTAAATGTATTCATAGTGTAGCCCTTCATTAGA